GCTTCCCGTTCTTCACACCATTCTTCGCTCCATTCTTCCCACCATTCTTCCCGTTCTTCCCACCATTCTTCCCACCATTCTTCCCACCATTCTTCCCACCGTTCTTCCCGTTCTTCCCATTCTTCCCATTCTTCCCACCATTCTTCCCACCATTCTTCCCGTTCTTTCCACCATTCTTCCCACCGTTCTTCCCACCGTTCTTCCCGTTCTTCCCACCATTCTTCCCACCATTCTTCCCACCATTCTTCCCATCATTTGGATCTAGGTACTACTGTACTGGATCAGATGTTTACTACTACGGAACCCCAGGCTGTAGCTATCCTGGCCAATGTACTACATCTATGACAAGTGGAGGCTCTTGCTAATGATATATAGAAAAGAAAAGAGATAATATGATTACTGACTTAGACATTACTTATAACTATGATAGAGATAATCTAAAAGGAGCTCCTTTAGTTTTTGTTATTGATGGAGAGTGCCTGTATGATTATGTGTTTACAGAAGAGGGTGTTGACCTTCTTACAAAAAATAAGGGAATACGCAATGTTTCTAGTGAACATCCATCACATGATGGCTCCACTCTTGAGATTATCAAAGAAAATGATGAAGTTGAGTTATACCAAACTAATGAATATTTTGGTTCAATTTTATTAAGCGAACCTCTTATAGTAAATTCAACTCATTATCCTTATGGTCATTATGTTAGATCACCTTATGCATCCTTTGACGGAGAAAAGTTTATTATTAAAAATATAACAGTTCATGGAGATTATCAATTAACTGAGTGGCATATAAAAAACCCAAATCACCCTAACTATGTAGCTCCATAAAAATACCTATGATACAATTAAAATAAAAAGGGTATAATTATGTCAGAAAAAAGCGCATGGGAAAAGTATAAAGAAAAAAATGGGGTAACTCCATTAGATATGCTTAACCCAAATACAAAACGTATATCAAAAGAAGATGCCGCAAAAAGGTTTAATATTTGTAAATCTTGCCCTGAATTAATTAAACTAACATCTCAATGTAAAAAATGCGGTTGTTTTATGAAGGCAAAAGTTACGCTTGAAATTTCAAAATGTCCTATAGACAAGTGGTAGCACCAAAGAACCACTTGCTATATATAACACTTAAATGTTATAATAGTTATTGTTAATATAGAGATGGGAATCTTATGGATATTTATGACGAAAACAGCAATCATTGGTTTACTAAAGATAGGTCAGAAACTGCTTTAAATAGAGTAAATAGATTGCTGCCTGGGAATAATGTTTCTGTTAGTAACCCTGGGCTAGGTTTAAATATTTATCATAATGTATTTTCTAAAGATGATTCAGCAAGATATATCGATACCCTTGAAGAAAATCTTTCAGGAGATAAAAGGTATAAGTGGTCTGAAGCGCAAGTAACAAATTCTAATGTGCCAATTAAAAAGGCAAGAGACTGTGTAGACTTTAAATATAAGCAAGAAAATCTTGGCACAAGAGACGAGTCTAATGCAGATTTAATTGACCTTCATGAAGAAATATATCAAAAACTAAAGATGTGTATAGATGACTATGCCCACTATTGGGGTATAAACGTTACGTATTACGAAGCCTTTAATTTTGTAAAATACGAAGGTGAAGGAACTCATTTTAATATTCACGCTGATCACGGACCTTCTTATAATTGTACCGTTTCTGCTGTTATTTACATTAACGATGATTATGAAGGCGGGGAAATAAAGTTCCCAAGATTAGACAATTTTGTACATACTCCTAAAGTTGGAGATATAGCAATTTTTCCATCAAACTATATTTATGAGCATGCATCGCTACCTATGAAACAAGGAACAAAGTACTGTGTTGTTATTATGACAGATATTAATGAATTGAGTCATTAATGAATAAATTGGCAATTTTTAGATCTTTTAGGCCCTGGCTAAATAAAGATAGTGTTTCTGTTCCAGTACCAACACAAAACGTTATTCCACAATGGTATAAAGATGCAGACAGGTTTGCAAAAAATCCAATTAATAATGAATACTATAGCGCACCAAAAGAAACATGCCCCTTTCCAAAAGAGGGCACTGTAGATGATTATGGAAAAATTCCTACATGGAAAGCATGTCCTGCAATTATGGATGGATTTTCAACTGGGTATGTTTTTAAAACCCCTTGTGATTTAGTATTTTCTAAAAACGCACAGGGAATTATTAATGTAAAGATTGAGGACAAAAGATATAAAGATTTCTGTACTCAAAGACCCCCTATGCCACAGTTTGAGCATCCAGCAGGTTACTACAAGCATCATTTTGCTTGGAGTTCAGATTGGGGACTTGAGCTTCCAGAAGGCTACAGTGCGCTATTCATGACACCAATGAATAGGTTTGATTTACCATTTTTAAATACAACTGGGGTTGTTGATTCAGATAAGGTCCATTTACTTGGAAGTTTTCCATTCTTTATTGCAGAAGGTTGGGAAGGAACAATACCAGCAGGAACCCCATATCTACAAGCTTTGCCATTCAAAAGAGAAAATTGGGAAAGTCAAGTAGAAATATTGGGACAGTCTGAGATTTATGATAAGATGTTTAATAATATGAAATTTTATAGACAGCCTGACGGCGGGGTATATAAAAATAAAGTTTGGTCAAGACGAGAATATAAATAAGGAGAATAGTATGAAAACATGGACAGAGAAGATAGACCTTGGTAATGGAATATTTTGCTATAAAGGCGTAATTAAAAAAGAAATTGATGTAATAAAAAGAATTGAAGATAACCTTAAGCCAGAAGGAGATAATACTGGATATAGTTGGCAGCCTGCATATGTTGGATACAAACAACTAATGCCAGACTATAGAGATTGTAATGATTTTAAGTTTAAAAAAACTGATATTGAAAATGATAAAAGCCAAGTTAGTTTAAGCCTACAATCTCTTTGGCAAGATTTGTATGATGTAAAATCACCAGCAGTAGATGATTATTGCAAAATGTATAACATTAATAATTTAAAATATTGGGAAGCTTTTAATTTTATTAAGTATGGCCAAGGTCAACACTTTATGGAGCACCACGATCATGGCTTTTCCTATAACTGTACTGTTTCTTTAGTTTCATATGTTAATGATGACTATGAAGGTGGAGAGCTATTCTTTAGACTGCAAAATTTAAAGGTTAAACCAGAGGCTGGAGATTTATTTATTTTCCCATCAAACTTTATGTATCCACATCAAGCAATGCCAGTAACTTCTGGAATTAAATATTCTATTGTAACGATGCTTGACTACAGCAAAAAGTTTCACACTCCAGAAATGTATAGCGCAGAGGCAGACTAATGTTCAATATCTCAGTTGAAAAAACACAGGGGTCTTTGTTTGATATTCAACCTATGTCAATTAAAAGAGATTGGATGGATGTAACATCAGAGGGTCATGCCTATAGATGTTTTCCAGTTACCCAGTCAAACGTAATTGGTTGGAGCCTTTCTTGTGTAGAGGATATTGAGTTTATTTGGGATGGAGTTAATGATCAAACCCCAGATCGTATTGAAATATTTAGCCCAGCGGGAGCATATTCTGGAAGAGGTCAATCTTCTATAAGTTTAAATACGGGTTTAGTTTTTAGAACAGACAAAGATGTAAGTATTTTTACTATTAATCCAGTAAATTATTTTAGTAATGAGTTTGAAACTATGTCATCTTTAATGAGCACTTCTTTTTATGACAATCCCCTGCCTTTAGCTATTAAAGCAAAGGTAGCAAACAAAAGAGTAATTATTAAAGCTGGAACCCCAGTTGCTACGATTATTCCTATATCTTTATCAAATTTAAACGGTACAAATATTGAAATTGTTAAATATCAAGATCAAGATAGAAAAAGATTAGACGCAAATATTTCCTATGGATCTGCTGCACAGGTAATAAATTCTACTGGGAAATGGACAGACTGGTACAGAGATGCAGTAAATGAAAAAGAAGAAACCCAGGGCTCTCATGAGGTAAAAATATTAAAACTAGGCGTAAGAGATTATACGAAGGGTGATATAATATAAATATGGAACAAAACAAAGACTCGTATACAGTAGTAAAAAGAACACCATCCATAACTCCATCTGGATGGTTTGGTGATAGCAAAGACATGATTGTCGAGCTAGAAAACTTTATGACCCCAGAAGAAATAGAGTTTCTTGAAAAGGCCGCCAAGTCTTTAACAATTTGGGACGTAACGGAAAGCCACATGAATGAGAATGGTACTGTTACCTATGACTCAGAATATTGGAAAGATAGAGTTGCAACTCAGCCAACTTTAGATAAAAATGATCCTAGAATATCTCCAATAGTTGCAGGCTTATTCCAAAGACTAAAACCAATTGTTGAAGAATTTTATAATGTAAAGGTCCATCCTACTGGAACAACTATTGTGAAATGGCTTCCTGGACAATTTCAAAATCCTCATGCAGATAAAGAGCTTCACGAAGGGCCAGATGCTGGAACCCCTAATGATTTTCCAAACTATGACCTATCAAGCCTATTCTATTTAAATGATGATTACGAAGGTGGAGAATTATATTTTCCATTACAGGGAGTTCAATTTAAACCTAAAAAGGGCGCTGCTTATTTTTTCCCAGGAGATAAAAACTATGTTCACGGAGTGACTGAAATTAAAAGCGGACTAAGGTTTACATGCCCATTTTTTTGGGAAATTCTAGAGCACACAGGAGAAAGGAAACCGTAGATGATAAACGAAAACCTTGAAGCGGTAGAAATATATCCTAATATACTTGTGTATAAAAACCTTTTTAAAGACATATCAAAGTCATATAAGGTTCTGACAGATTCTTTAGTAGAAACAGAGGATAGGCTATTTAGTCCATGGACCCAGTGGTCTATTTTTGGAGACTATTTAAATCCAATAATTCCTAATTTTTCTATGTCAGACAGACACGGAAATTTAAAAAATATTAAAGCTTCAACAGAAATTCAAGAAAATCAAAAAGATTTTGCTATAGAAATGATGGAAAACTTTCATGTAGTAACAGAAGATTATATTAAAAGATATAATATTGATGTAGATTTAAATGAAAAATCTATAGATGAGGATGGAAATTCTGTACCAACTTGGAGATGGACAGGCGGAACAATAGGAAAGTATCATTTAAGCAATAAAGATCAAGAAGTTGGAATGAGATATCATTCAGACTACATGAGAGAACAAGGTCATGCCCCAGGATATAAATTTATTATAACATGTACAATATATTTTAATGACAATTATGAAGGCGGAGAGATTGACTTTGTGATGAGAGATAAACTTGTAAAGTATAAGCCAGAGGCAGGAGATCTATTAGTTTTTCCATCAGGTCATCCAGATTACTTAACGGAAGATGGAATGCCTTATCTACATGGGGTTATGCCATCATATAATAATAATAAATTTTTATCAAGAATGTACTGGCAAAAGTATCAAAAGGGTACCGATGAATGGTATAAAAAAGAAAAAGAATTTGGAAAAGAAGTTTGGGCTGGAATGCAAAAAGATTTAGAAGAACAGTTTAAAAAAGATCATCCTCAAAGAAACGTAATAGAAAATGGAGTAAGACTAAAATGAATTTAAATAATAAAGATAGGATAACAAAAGACATAGTTGTTTATAAAAACTTTATAAGCAGAGAGGATTGCACAAAAATGATTCAAGCCTTAGATGCTCAAGCAAGTAACGGTGCAATTTCTTGGATGCCTATTTCATTTTATGAGTCATACTCCTCTGTACTTCCACAAGACAACGATCAAGAATTGCTTGATGCTGGGCTATCTCCAACTATATTTTCAGACATTGAAAAAATAATGCCAGAGGCAATTGCTTCAGTTCACGACCTTGACCCAGAAACAATTTCTAAAATTGGATACCATACGCAAAAGTGGGAACCAGGGGCATATGCAAGAATGCATTCAGATAACACAGATGCCGAAGGAAATTCTGGAGCATTCACAAGAAGCAGATATGCAGGATTTTTATATTTAAATGATGATTTTACTGGAGGCCTTTTGAAGTTTCCAGGTCAAGACATAGAGATTAAGCCAGAGGTAGGAATGCTTGCAGTATTTGATGGGGGATTTAACAATATGCACGAAGTCTCCTTAATAGAAAGCGGAGTAAGATATACTATAGGTTCATTTTGGGATGATAGAGAAGAGTCTGATTATCCACAAGAGTTAAGAGATAAATGGGCGGAAGAGATGAAAGAGACAAGAGCTAAGCAAGAAATTGAAAGAGCTGAATGGCAAGATCTTTTAAAAGAAGGCTGGAAACTAGATGCTGCTGGAAATAAGTATAAGGTAGAGGACTTAGAGAAGAATGTCTAATTTTTTAAAAGATATATTATTAGAAAATAATTTTAAAATTGAAGAGATTACTGATGACGTTGTATTAATTAAAGATTTCTTGTCTAAAGATGAGATAGATCAAATTTTTAATATTATAGACTCAACCGCAAATGAGGAATGGTTTATAGAATACCATGCTAACTTAAAAAACTTTTGTATGCAAAAATTTGGAAGAGATGATGTTGATAATCTGGTTGCTGAAGGCAAGTTTGAAATAACTCAAAACTGGCAAGATAAAAATTTAAATATAGCACATTATTCATTTCAAAAAGATTTATACGATAGATTAAATAAATTGGTTCAAGTTGCTAATGATAAAATAGAACTGAGTGGCTTTGCAACTATTCAAAGAATGCAGGAAGGCGTTAAATTAACAGCGCACACGGATCAAGATACAGATCCATCAATTAGATATGCTGCTATTTTATATTTAAACGATGAATATGTAGATGGAGAGTTATTTTTTCCTAATAAAGATTTGACCTTAAGGCCTAAACCAGGAGAAATGTTAATATTTCCAGGAGATAAAGAGCATGAGCATGGAGTAAAGCATGTAGGCCCAGGACCAATAAGATATGTACTAGTTGGGTTTATTAAAGAAAAAAATTTTTACGATAACAATAAATACTAAAGGGAGAAGCAAATGGATAAAGAAATTTTACATGAAAAGGTATACTACTATGAAAGTGGTGTAAAGAATTTTGATCAGCTTATGAAAACCATTGATGAGTTAGATGATCTAAGCGCTTTAGAAGAAAACCCTTTATGGGGAGACTGGACATCTTCAAATGATAAAAGTTTTATATATGGTCAGACACAAGCCTTTGATTTAAATCAAATTAACCAAATGGAGGAGCCGTTTAAATCTAAGACAGAGTATATCTATAATACAATTATGGAATCAATGCATGATGTATGTAAGGATTATGCCGATTCTATAGGAGACACTGATGAGCCAAGATTATTCCCCGTATTTAATATTAAAAAGTATAATACTGGAGCCGCAATGGGTTCACACTATGATCAACTAGATGGAGATACTACTTTAAGATATTCTCTAGTGATTTATCTAAATGACGATTGTGAAGGTGGAGAAATCTCATTTAAACTTGCCGACTATAGCGCTATTGATCAAAAGCCAAGTGTAGATCCCGACTATGATGTTGCGTTAAAAAACGGTGGAGTTGATTTTGGAGTAAAGCCAAAAGCAGGAAGCATTATTATATTCCCTTCATCAGCACCATATTTCCATACCGCACATATTGTAAAGTCTGGTATTAAGTATATGGTTCCAGGACATTGGATTCATAATAAAATGGAATTGCATAATAGCACACAAAACTCAATGCTACAGGGATAACCCATGATAGTAAATAAAATTTATAATGGTATATATGAAATAGAAAATTTTATTACCGATGAGGAAAACGGACAAATATTTAAAATAATTCATTCTTTGAAAGAAGAAGATTGGTTTGTTGATAGAGATGATTACACTACTCCAGGATTTTGGTTTGGAAAATCAATGTTCTTTGAAGCATCACCACCATTATTAATTAAAGATATAAACAAAAGAATAGACTCTCTTTTTATGTTTTCTTCTGGGATGTCTAATATAACATGTATAAACAGATACTCTAAAGATGAAAGCATGGGAAGACACAGAGACAATCATACCAAAGATGGCGATATTTATTCTGCTTATGGAGTAGTCTTGTATTACAATGATAACTACATCGGCGGAGAAATTGAATATCCAGATTTAGATATTAAGATAAAGCCTAAAGCAAAATCTTTAATAGTTCATAGTGGAGATATACTTCACGGAACTTGTCCTGTAATTGATGATAATGTTAGATATTTTTCAACAGCTTTTGTTAAAGAAAAAATTGGCACCCCCGTAAAATTAAACCCAGAAGTATTTGGAGAAAATTAATAATATGCAAAAAACTGCTATTGTAACAGGTGCTAGCAAAGGCGTTGGCTTAGCCACAGTTAAGCGGCTGTCTGAAAATGGTTATAAGGTGATTGCTGTCTCAAGAAATCTGTCTAGGGTATCTGAGTTAATATCTGAAAATGTTGAGGTTTATCAGCTAGACATAACAGACTCTAAAGCAATAGAAACCTTCTTTAATAAGTATAAAAATATTACTCTGGATCTTTTAGTAAATAATGCTGGTGGAGGATCTGGCCCAACTTATATTATTAATGAGACTCCAGAAAACTTCAGAAGAGCTTATGATATAAATGTCACTGGCCCAATGTACTTGTCTCAACTATTTGCTCCTTGTATGGAAAAATCTGAATCACCTACTATTATCTTTGTTACTTCATTTGGAGGCAAAATTCCATATCGCGGTGGAGGCAATTATACTAATGCTAAAAGAGGTGAGCGTGGCTTAATTGATACAATGAGACTAGAGTTTCCTCAATTTGGAATTAAGATAACAGAGATTTGCCCCGCAACTATTGATACTCAAGAAGAAAAGAGAGATCAGGCTTTAACTGCGGAAGATTTGGCGGAAGCAATTTATTGGGTTGGCACACTGCCAACCCATGTAAATATTAATCAAATTGAAATGTGCCATATCCATAGTAGCAAGTACGGATAGAGTCACTTGTAATATGATGCTATTTAGTGATACAATTAATTCAAATGTCATATCAACTTAAAGTAATTAAAGATGCCCCTATAGGCTTTTGGCCTTTAGATGAGACCTCTGGTACCACCGCCTCAGATATATCAGGGTGCGGAAACAATGGAACCTATTACGGATCATTGACCACAAATATCCTTCCGCTTACTTCGGGAGGGGTTTCAGCAAGTAAAATTACAAATACTAGTTACGTAACATTAAATATATCAAACGACTATGATGGAATTTTAGCAAATGGTGGCCTAGCAACCAAGCATAATTCAGATAATGACTTTACGCTAGAGGTTTGGCTTTACCCTAAAATAACTACAGGTAGCCTGACTCCTATTTTGGCTGATATAAATAATCAAATAGGAATATTTTATGAAAAAGGCAATTTAGTCTTTTTAGCGGCAGGGCAAAGATTAGACTATACAGTCCCATATATCCAAAGAGCTATGCACGTAGTTGCCAAGTATTCTAGAAATAACATGTCTTTGCATCTAAATGGCATAAGCGTAGTTGAAAAAAATTTTTCTAATTTAACATTTACAAATGAACTTTTAAATTTAAGTATTGGTCCAACACAATCTGTTTCAGATACTTTTATAGTAGATTCTCCAGCTGTATATAGATATTCTCTTTTAAATAGCGACATCGTTAAACATTATTTATACAATGTACCAACTAAATATGATCAAGTTGCTGTACCTGATGGCGGAGTAATGTTTGACATAAGCGATAAAAATATATTTAAAGAATTTTCTTTCAAGTTGCCACAAGATCAAGATTTAGAAGTCTATTTAAATTCAGATGTTTATTATGACAAAACAGAAAGATATTTAAGTTTTATTAAAACAGATACCGTACAGTCAAAAACATTTGTAATTGAAGATTATTTTACTTTTCCTACTACAAATGGGATAAACAGCTCAAAAGTTGAATGGTATGGGGACAATGGAATAACTATACAATCCAGTTTAACTGGCGAATCTGGCACATGGGAAAACTGCATAAATGGACAAAGCATTCCTCAATATAAAATTGGCTCTAGTGCTTTTAATAGCTCTGGATATGTTTATTTTAAAATAACACTATCTAGTTTAGATACAAGCAAAATATTTCCATTATTAACTTATGTAGGATTTTATTTTTATAAAGATAAACAGTTTGTCTCTAATAACTCTGGAATATCAATTAAATCAAGACAGCCCATAGGCGGAGACATCAATTTAACAAGTTGGGACTATGACTTGGGTACAGATAATTATCCTATATTGTCTAGGCATAGAGAAAATGGCATAATACCATCAGAAGCGGGATTCTACATAAATACAATTCGAGATATTAATACGGTAGAGATGTTCTTTACACCTAAAACCTTAACTAAAAATTGTCTTCTTTATTCAGAATATGACTCTAACACAATATCTTACCTGTGGTCAGATTCTGGAGCCATTACAAAAAGCAATATTTCTGCCATTTATGTAAATGGGGTAAATAGAACTTCAGCAACAAATATTTCATCATTCTTACAAGAAGACGAAATATGCCATATAGTTATATGCTTGGAAAATCCTATTTCAGAGGATATATGGTTCAATGTTAAGGTTTCAAATAATCTCTGGACAAATGGCGGAGGCAAGAATTTATACAAGAATATAACACTTTATCCGTTGCAACTATCAGAAGCAGAAGCCCAAAATCATTATTATCTCTATACCGACAGGGCCTCAGTTACCGCAATAGATAGCGAAAATAGTTCAATTACTCTGACAGAAGAACATGTAAATGCATATGATAATGACTGGGTAGTCATTAAAAGCGTATAATATTGTCAGTCAGGTTGACACAGCATGGACTTTGATTCAAAGTAATGGTAGAATAATGGTCTATGGATATCAATAACGTAAACTCAAAGGTTTTAGAAGAAGAGTCAACTCTTGGAATTTATGTCTGGGAAATGCCAGATGGAAGGTGGATAGGCGATGACGAAGGAAACTATCTTTCAGTTACCTCTAAAAAAGGAAACACAGATCGAATGGATGCGCTTACTAGAGAAGTACGCACGTTTGGTATATATGAGGGCAGGCCTGTATTCCTTTCCGCAAGAAGAAAAATTGATGACGAAGAATTTGAATACCAGCAACAAAGACTTAAATGGGGGCTAGTCCCAGATCCTTTGGATATCGGTAATTATAAAGATGAAGTTAAAAAGTATGGTAATTTAAGGGGATAAAAATGGAATTTATTGAAGAAGAAAATGAAGCAGTAGAACAAATTCAGCTATCTAATGTTGCTGATTGGTTTTCATTTAACAAGTCTACAGAAATTACAAGTAACGATCCGTTTACCATAGACCTAGATGGAATTAAAAAGCTTAATGGATTAAGCCCAGCATTTCGACGTAAAGTAGGGCGTGAGTTTACAAAAGCATTTACAGGAATTGAAGAAACTGGAACACAGCAAAATCTTCTAGCGCAAGCAATTACTGGCTATGCCATGTTTGACTTAATTGAACCAACATATAACTTAGAGTATCTATCTCAAATCTATGAGACATCTACATATAACTACGCAGCAATTAATGCTAAGGTTTCAAATATTGTTGGACTAGGATATGATTTTATTGAAACTAAGAAAACAAATGACGCCTTTGATTCTATTTCAGATGATAGACAATTGGAACGGGCACGAAAGAAGATTAGTAAATTAAGACAGGATCTACAAGGATGGCTTGACCAAACAAATGATGAAGACACCTTTACTCAAACTTTAATTAAGGTGTATACGGACTATGAAGCTACAGGAAATGGTTTCCTAGAAATTGGCAGAACAACTGCTGGAGACATTGGCTATATTGGGCATATCCCAGCAAAGACTATGCGTATCCGTAGACTGCGTGATGGCTTTATTCAATTGCTTTATGGCAAGGCTGTATACTTTAGAAACTTTGAAGATATGGATACCCCAAGTCCAATTACTTCTCAAGAGGATCGCCCAAATGAAGTTATTCATTTTAAAAAATATACCCCTATGAATAATTATTATGGTATCCCAGATATTATTGCTTCACAAATGGCATTGGCTGGAAATGAATATTCAGGTAGATATAACCTAGATTATTTCCAAAATAAAGCGGTACCAAGATATATTATTACAGTAAAGGGAGCAAAGCTTTCTCCTGAATCAGAACGTAAATTACTTGAATTTTTCCAGGTTGGACTAAAGGGTAAAAATCACAGATCCCTATATGTTCCGCTTCCTGCTGATACTCCAGATTCAAAAGTTGAATTTAAGATGGAGCCAATTGAAGCTGGTAATCAAGAAGGCTCATTTGAGAAGTATCGTAAATCTAATAGAGATGAAATTCTATTGGCTCACCGTGTACCAATTAATAAAATTGGAACTCCAGAAGGAGTTAATTTAGCGGTAGCTAGAGATGCCGATAAAACATTTAAAGAGCAGGTTTGCCGACCAGCCCAAATGATTTTAGAAAAGAAATTAAATAGAATATTCTCTGAAAAGACAGATGCCCTACAACTTAAATTTAATGAATTAACTTTGACCGACGAAGATACTCAATCTAAAATTGATGAGCGTTATTTAAGAATGCAGGTAATTACCCCTAATGAAGTTAGACTTAGAAAAGGCATGATTCCTCTAGAAGGCGGAGACAAAGTAATTGAATTAAAGCCACAACAGGCAGCAGATCAACAGGCTAAATCTACTGGAAATAAAACTAGAGATCAACAAAGATCCGCAACTTCCCCAGATAAATCTGGTGAGGCCAGAAATCCAAAGGGCGATGGTGCCCAAGTTGACTAAGACCACTCAACTACTATTTGCCTTTTTATCGACAAAAAGATAAAATTGAGCATATGAATATCGAGAAATCACATTGGTCTAGTGAGGGTGAAAACCTTCACTTATCAGTCCCATTCACAAAGGTAAACAGAGAGCAAAGAACAGTCTCTGGTTTTGCCACATTGGATAATGTCGATCAGACAGGCGATGTTGTAACTGCCGAAGCCAGCATTAAGGCATTCGAAAATTTCAGAGGCAACCTTCGTGAAATGCATCAAGCAATCGCAGTAGGTAAAGTTGTTTCATTTAGACCAGAAACTTATTACGACCAAGCTACAAAAAATTTCTATAATGGAGTTTATGTAACTTCATACATATCAAAGGGTGCACAAGATACTTGGGAAAAAGTTCTTGACGGTACGCTTTCTGGTTTTTCAATCGGCGGAAAAATTAAAGATTCAGATAATGAAGTTAACAAGTCAACAGGACAATCAGTTCGTTTTATCAAAGACTATGATCTAGTTGAACTTTCAATTGTTGATTCTCCAGCAAACGAATTATGTAATATTTTTTCAATTGAAAAAGTTAATGGCGTAATGGTCTACAAAGGCATTGCTACAGAGATGAGTACAGAAAATATTTTTTACTGCGAAGACAGCGATTCAGTTTTCATGTCAACCGAAAAAACATTCGACTCTCCAGTATCTGGAAAGCCAGCAGTTCTAATTGGTTGGGTAGAAACCGCAGATGTAAATAAAGCGAAAGAAGTAGAAAAGATTCTTGATTCATTTAGATCAAGATTTACGTTGCCTGAAACACAAAAAATTGCAAAACAGGCAAACGCAGAAGGAGGTAATGAAGTGTCAGAAAATATAGAAAACGTAGTTGCAGAAGATGCAGTAGCACCCGAAGCAATCGTAGAAGAAACACCAGTTGCTGCTGAAGAAGCACCAGCTGTTGAAGAAGCTCCTGCAGAAGATGCAGTAGCAGATGCTTCTGCTGAATCTCTGGAAAAGGCAGCCGATGTATCAGAAGTTATGGTTGATGAACCTGATTTTGCAAAAATGTTAGGTGATTTAAAAGGCTTTTTCTCAGAAACTTTATTCAAGGCGTCAGAAACAAATGCTGCACAGGTAACTGCTATCAAAGATACAGTAGAATCTTTCAGCAAGAGTGTTGATACTAGAATTTCAGAGTTGGCAGAACAACATACAGCGCTATCAGCTGCTGTAAATGAAATCAAGGGCACCATTGATGGTGTTCAAAAGCGTGTAGATGCTGTTGAAGGCGAAACCGCAATTAAGAAGTCTTCAGATCTTGGCGGATCTGAAGTTGTAACAAAATCAAAATCAAAATGGAACGGTTCTTTCCTCGGTTCCGTAAATGAAATATTTAACTAAGGTAGGTAAAAAATAATGAGCAATGAACTATTAAAAGATATTGCAGCTGGCGCAGTAGCGACAGCAGGATTCGCTTCCACTTCAGGTGGAACAGGAATTCACACCGCTTCCGAAAACGGCAACGGTGGTTTACTTAACCCAGAACAATCAGCTCGCTTCCTAGACTATATGTTCGACGCAACCGTAATTGGTAAGGTCGCACGTACAGTACGCATGAAGGCAGATACAACCGAGATTGATCGTATTGGTGTTGGCGAGAAGCTTATGAAGCTCGCTACAGAAGGTTCAGATACCGCAACAAACGGTGCTGTAACATTCTCAAAGATTTCTTTGACAACAAAGAAGCTTCGCATGGATTGGGAACTTTCAACTGAGTCTCTAGAAGACAACATTGAAGGTCCAGATCTAGAAGATCATATTGCACGTATGATGGCAACACAAGCTGGTAATGACATTGAAGACGTAGTTCTTAATGGTAATACCGCATTGTCATCAGACGCACTTTACAAGTCATTCAATGGTATTGTAAAGAAGGCTAAGACCTATGGTAATGTTGTAGATGCAGGTGGAGCAGCCGTTTCTCGTGCTGTATTCAACTCAGCTCTTAAGGCACTTCCACGTAAGTACAAGCAACGTCGTACAGACCTTCGCTTCCTTGCTGGTTCAAACCTGGTCCAAGACTTCCTATATAACAACAGCATTGGAACAAACCAAACAATTCCACAGGATATTGCTTCAAGCATAATCCGTGGTGAGGTTGCCCCACTAGGCGGACCTGCAGGATACGTAGCTCCTTACGCATTTGGTATTCCAATTGTTGAAGTTCCGCTACTTCCAGAGACACAGACTGGCGACTACTCAGGCGCAGCTGGTTCACACGGAGATATCCACTTGACATTCCCAAATAACGTTGTTATTGGTATCAAGCGTGATGTAACTGTATATCGTTTCTTCTGGCCACGTAAAGACTCAATCGAATATACAATGTATACTCGCGTTGGTGTCCAAATCGAACAAGCAGATGCTTGGGTCGTAGTAAAGAACGTTAAGGTTGCTTCTTAATTAAAACAGCTATAGAAAGGCCCCCGATTAATTTCGGGGGCTTTTCATTTTAATTTACTAATGCTATAATAAACATACCTAGACTAAGGAGATTACCATGTCATTCGAGACATTAAAAGTTGCAGAATTAAGAAAAGTTGCAGAAGATTTTGCCGTAGACACAGACGGCTTAAAGAATAAAAATGATATTATTGCGGCATTATCAGAAGAAGGCGTGACCTGGGCTGTATATGCTAAGACGCTTAAGGATATTGAAAAGGCGGAAGAAGAAGATATTTCTGATGAGATACTTCCTAAGTTTGATCCAAAGAAGGATCAGGCAGAGGACACGGTACTTGTTAGAATGACCAGAGCTAATTTCAGATACGATATTTTAGGACATACCTTTACAAAGGATCATCCGTTTATTGCTATGAATGAAAAAGATGCTCAATCAATTTTTGACAAGGAGGAAGGTTTTAGATTAGCTACCCCAAAAGAGGTTCAAGAGTTTTATAGCTAATCATTACCAAATATAATGGCTGAAGTTTATACAGAAAGTAGTACCCCCGTTAAAACTAAGATTTTTTACGGAGGAGAGGTAGTAGATGCAGACGGAGATGTTTCTGTAACTATTTATGATGTTACAGAAGATCCAGCAATTATTCCTTCGCTGAATCCCACCACCTCACTTGCTGTATTAACAACAACTAAGTTAGATAATGATTTTGGAACATATCAAATTATTCTTCCAAGAACATACACAGCCAGACAAAGAAAATTTAAATTTGTCTGGAGCTACCTTATAAATTCAGTTGCTCATTCCCATACAACTTACACAGATGTAGTTACTCCATATGCTAATTTAGCAGAAGTTTATGAAGACTTGAATATTGGAACAGATCCTAGCGATCCAAATTACAAGACGTATCACGAATTAAGAATGGCAGAAAAGTACGGAAGAAAGATAATTGAAAATTATTGTAATCAGCAATTTTCTGTATATGATGACGTCCAGGTTGCATATGGAGCGGGAACAGATATTCTTCCACTACCCTTTAAGTTATTACAGATACATGAGATATACGCAAATGATATCCTATTAATAGATAATATTAACTCAATTAATAATTGGAATTATTATCCAGTAATATCAGAGACTGGATTTGGAGTTAGAGTAGACAGAACTTATGATATGGACAATACAGTTTATATTGCTAATGGAATGGTTCCTCCAACAGTAAATGATTTAAATTATGGCGGAGCATTTCAAAAAAATGTAAGATATAAGATTCAGGGTAAATTTGGCTGGGATAAAGTTCCAGATAATGTTGAAGAAGCCTGCATTGTTTTAATGAAAGATTACTTTTCTAAAGACCAGCGCTGGAAAGAAAAATATATTAAAAACGTACAAGCATTTGACTGGAAGTTTGAATATACTGGCGATGCCTATAAAGGCACAGGCAATCTATATGCCGACCAATTATTAAACCCATATGTAGTAAATGGTATGGTTGTAATCTAATGAACGATTTAATTTATCCAATGCTCTATATGAAAATGGATGTGTATAGACAGGTAGATTCTCAAGATGCATCTACTGGAGCAATTAAGAAAGAGTGGAATTTTTACGAGACTATTCCATGTAGCGCTAAAGGAACTATTACTAATTCTTCTACATCCAGAGGCGGAGACAAAGAAGTATACTCTACCAAATATGCTTATAACCAATTCATAGATGTTAGAACTTTAAGAAAATTAAACTCAAGAGAAAAAATAACCAATATCTCAAATCAAGCAGGAGAAGTTATTTGGGAAGAACTAAATTATCCTACTAGCACTCCGACAGTATTTGAAGTAACAGGAACAACTCCAATCACCGACCCGTTTGGCAGCATCCTAGGATATAACTCAACTCTTAAGAGATCGGAAAATCAACAAATTGGCATCTAGCCAATTGCTAGTCCAGGCTGCTAGCGGCCTAGAAAAATTAATGGTCGGCAGCGGAGATGGAATTCTTAAAGATAGTACAGTTGCTCAAATATCAGCAGCAATATACTATCAGGCAAATGTCTTATCACAGGTAACAACAAATAATGGATTTGAAGCTTTGTTTGCTAAAACACTCTTTAATCAAATAAACAAAGATTTTGGATTATATATAGATGCTCAGGCAAGAATGAAACCAAAGGCCTTGCACCATGTTTACGAATGGGATGATACTGGAAATTCAACAAAAAGACTTTTTAGACTAAGTAAAAAAATGTCTAATGGATTAAGTTTTCAAATTGGATATAAATTTATTTTATCTAAGACTGCTCCAGTAAAAACAAGAAATCAAAAAAGATATGTATTTAAAAATAAAGCCTCTATCATGGAACAAGGAATACCCGTTATAATCACTCCAAGGACCCCTGGAGGCCGCTTAGTGTTTGAGTACATGGGAGAACCTATGTTTATGCCAAAGGGGGCTTCAGTGACCGTACAGCGCCCTGGAGGACGTGCAGCAACTCATCAATTTAAATTACATTATGCTAAATTTTTTACAGGAGATTTAGTAAATCTATCAATTAAAAAATCGGGATTCCAAAGAATATTTAATGATAGAATAGCTAGAGCAATGGGATTACCTTTAAATATTAGAAAGGTTAAATATTCATTCTCGCCAAATGCGGTAAGGATGCAATCTTTGTCAGCAGTACAAGCAGCATTTGGAGGAATACTATGACAGTAAATTATAAATTAGACATGATCCATGATCTAAGAAAGCATCTTTGGAATGAATTAACCAGCAAAGAGATTTTTGACCCACAAGATTATTATAGCGATAATATAGGTCAAGAGATTATTCCTATTATTCCTGTCCAGCAACAGCCAGAACTTAATCAATTTTTGAGCGGGAAGAAGCACATAGTCTACGATAAGATAGGAATGTCCTATGAAGAAAATTGGGTTATATGCTGTGAGCAGATTCTATTTACAATCTATTCAACGCAGGTCGACGAAATCAATGAAATAAGAAACTTAATGGTAGATACATTTAGAAGAATGGATGAGTCGGCTAAAGACGTCAATAGCTATAACGCAATATCTGGAGCATTTAAATTCTATAGCATTTATGTAGCAGATATATCTAGCACATCTCCATCAGAAGAAGTTCAGGGATTCTTGTCAACAGACGTTATTTTAGAGGTTAAATACTCTAGACACATATCCCCAGACGGAAGATTCATATAGTTTGCCTTTAGGCGCATTATAGCGTATTATTGCTTATAGAGGAAAGGGCCTAGCCAGCCAAAATGATTTAAAAATTTATTCTTAACAGGAGGTAGTAAAAATGGCAATTAATTCAGCCAAAAATATTCTCGTAGGTGCTTCACCACTGTATTTATCAACAAAAGATTCTACAGTTACAGACGGCACTTACGTAGAAAATATGCTCGAAGCAGGTACAATTGCATTTACAAAAGGTGCAAAGGCATCAGTAGCACTAGATGCTTCAGCAAGTGTTCGTAACGTAGGATTCACAAATAATGGTCTTCAGATTACTTACAACCCAACATACGATTCAGTAACAGTAGATCAGCTTCTAGATACAGCAAAGCTTTTCAAGTCAGCAATGGAAGTTATGATTGCAACAGAACTAGCAGAAGGAACACTTACAAACGTTCTAGCAGTATTTGGACAAGGCGTATCTACACTTACAAAGAATGGATCTGCATCAACAGATGCATATCCAACAAAGGGCGCAACTAGCGCCGACAACGTAGACCTAACCCTAGGAATGGAAGCAGGAGCTCTTGGTATTCAACCAGTAGAGCGTCAGCTATTCGCAGTAGGACAGGCCCCAACACTAGCAAAGTCATCTTCATCTGAAGTATCTGCAACAACAGAGCGTGTATATTATGCACGTCGTGTTTTGTCAGTACAACAGTCACAGTTCTCACTTGCTCGTAACGCAGCTTCAACATTCCCTGTAACATTCCGTCTGCTTCCAG